TCCGCGCTTAGTACGTGAAACGTACTGAGATCCACCATTAACAGTTCCGCCTTCGTGGGGACCTGTATCTCTAGTTGGTTCATCGGTTGTTATAGCGTTACCGATAGCACCGGCGGCACTTTTTATAACGTTGCCGGTTTGTTGAACTTTCTTTTTGGAAAAGTCAGCTTTGTTCTTTCTGTTCTCTTTTTCAATAGCCTTTCTCTCCACCTTATTCTTTGCCTTCTTGGGATCCATTCCGATCATATCACCACCAAGTGCAGACTTGATTCCACCGCCATATCCACCCTTCCTATTTTCAATTCTTTCCTTTGCTTTTCTCTCTTGCTTCTGTTTTTTGAATTGCTTCTCTTGTTTACTAATCAGTTTTGATTTTCTCCTCTCATTATCCGCCTTTAATCTATCAGCGGAACCCGCCACATTATCTTTATTAGTCTTTGCTGGGTTGTTAGTGGATTGCGGTTTGATTTGTGGCTTGGGTCTACTCATTGTGTTAGCTGGTTTTGAGGCAGTCATTGTTTGTCTTGTACCACCCAATCTAGAGCCTGTAGTTGGTTTGGCTTTAACCAGCGTTTCTACATCCTTAGCAGCTTTAGCTGCAGCCTGTTGAGCTGGTTTATGTGCTGCCACTCTATCTCTACTTTGTTTATCTGCTACTGCTTTATTTTCAACTTGTTTTGCTGCGGCCGAGGCGCCATCCCTATCGATTTGTAATTGCCTTGCTTTATCTTGTTGTCTTTTCTTTGCTGCAGCGTCTGCTGATGCCGCAGCTTGCGCACTAGCTTTCTGCTTTTGTTTGTTTGATGCAGCTTGATCAACTCTACCAATCTCTTTCATCCTATTGACATTTTCTCTGAACATATTCACCCACCACTCATTATTAGCGCTCTCTTTTTGAGGAACGTACTTACCTTTTCTGGTGAATGGATCTCTACTCTGTGCCTTAGCGGCTTTGTTCTCTGCTGCTCGTTTTTTGATTTCAGCTTTCTGCTTAGGAGTGTTAGGTTTCTTTCTACCGGATGCTTTCACTGCTGCACGAAGAGTGTTGCCGTGAGTATGTTTCTGTGAATGGAACTTACCGCCGTCCAAGTCACCCCCAATAAGAGCACCCTTTACAGGTTTTCCGCCTTTCCTATACGTTGCATCTGGGTACGCAATGTGATGCGCATCACGCTTAGCACCACCTAAATCAATGCCTTGAGAATGAGCATCTTTTTCAAAATCTTTTACTGATTGTCCAGGACTACCAGCTTTGTTGAGCTTTTTCTCAACTATGTCTTGATAAGTTTTCATTTGTTCTCCTTGAGCATTTTCATTAACTCACTTGTTGATCCAACAAACATATTATTCTGAACCTGAGTTGAAGCGGTAGATTTGGGATCATCTTTCTCCAAATCATTCATCTTCTTATGAAGATCTGCTAGTTTATCAACGATGTCAGCTGCGTGCTTAGCACCATTGAAAACAACCTCATAAGCTCTGGGATGCTCTGATTGTTGTGCAACATCCATAGCATCATTCAGACTCTCTTGCATCTTCTCAACAATATTATAGAGTTGAGAACGAGCATAGGTGTAATCCTTTTCCCTATCGGCGCCTTTATCAATTTCGATAATAGGCTTCACCCTTTTAATAGGTTTTGGTAACACCTCAGGTGTCTCTGTGATGTCAAATGTCTGGTCTAGTGATTCAAATGATTTGTCCATGTTTAATCATCGAGTCCGAAGTAACCTTGATCGCTTCCAAAGACGTCTTCGTATGTCTCCACAACCTTATAGGTTTCTGGTTTGAGTGGATCGATTTTGTCTCTGGGAACAGGAGGAACAAGAGTAGACTGAACTTCTGCGTTGTAACGAAGCTCGGCGTTTCTCTTGACAACTTCTGTGCGGTAATCCAAAGTAATCTTTCTGATGTCCTTCTGAGCATCCACAGGACCGAAGAGGTAAGTCTTCACTGTAAAGTTCAGAGTCCAGATAAGAGTTCTTCTCTTGGTGTAATCACCGACATAATCGTCAGTGTAACCAACACCATTCAAAACAATGGCAATGTCTCTTTCCTCGTGGGTGACATCAATCACTTCGATAGAAACATTCAAAGAAGGATGAAAATTAGGAAGAATCTGTTCTAGAATCTGTAGACCATCATCTTGGTTCTTTGAAATGATTGCCATTTCAATTTCCAAGTTATATGGAACAGGTAGATACTGTTGATACTGAACTGGTTGATCCTTTTTGTCTCCTTCTGTAGGAACAGACTTGGCAAACTGAGTTGGAACCAGTTTCCTGGAACCATCATAGTTCAAACCCTTAATCTCAAAAGAGATACGAGGCAAACTGATTTGAGTCTCCTGACGCTGGTCAGCAGGCTCTGATTCAATAATTGCCAGATACTTCTGATAAGGTCCATACTGGATCGGCACTTTATATGCTTCCAGACTGTTCCCAGCAGTAGGTCTATCTACACCAGGTTGCTTACGCTTAACAATAATATTATTGAACAGCGTGCCAAAGGCAATGATAGATTTTCTAAAAATCTGATGATAAAAATACTTACCGCCCATTAGGGTTTCACATAACTGTCAGAGTTATTTAGTAAAACCCGAAAGGACTGGTGTCTGCGACATCATAAACCTTGATTTGATTGAATTCTGTCTGAATATTGGCAGCGTCATCAAAGGACTTAGGTGTAGCTTGTGCTCCATATGATGTCCAAGCTGCCCCACTAGTTTCACCAATGATCAAAACCTTGGCAAAATCATTGATTGTTACATTTCCTGTCAACAAATCCAAACGATCTGGATTCATATCAGTGAGATTTGTGAGTGACAATTTCCTGTCCGCGGCATTCCATCTTGCGACATTTCCCTCAACAGTCATATATCTACTCAAGAATCCAGCATCGTTGTAGAGTTGGAAGAAATCGATATTATCAGGATCAATAAACTTCAAGTCTACTGTAAGAAGATATGTTCCATTCTGAGTTGAGAGAGTTGAGATATCAACATCTGTAAGGTTGTAGATTTTAACCCTCTCATTGAGATCGAAGGTAGATGATCCTCCTTCGACCATAAGGAGTTCCAAATCTGGGAAGTCAGAACGAATAGGTGCAGTGTCAATCTGCTCAATTCCAGTATCAAATCTCTCACCAGAGTACTCAAACTTCTCACACTGTAGTTCATAGATGTAACCTTTACCCAACTGGAAAAAGGGTTGATCGAACTGAACATACTTCACTTCAAACAAACCACCATCATAAGGAAAGAAAATTACGTCTCCTTCTTTGGGTCGTCTAGAAATCTGACCCTCTAATGGGTTATTGTAAGCATCTTCTGGCCTACCACTATCTGCATTGTAAACTGACTTAATGTAAGGTGCATAAAATGCACTCCATTGTGAACGAGACATCACCAAAGTGATTTCATCGGAACTTCTAACGCCAAACTTAGTCAGCATCTCCAATGAGTTATCATACCCATCAAATGATTTCAAATACATTGGAATCGACAGTGCCAACTCAAAGGCACTCTCCGTTGACTCATGCAACAAAGTGTCTAGATTCAGGTTTTCTCTTGGCATATAGAGAAGATCAAGACCATAAATTCCAATCTGCTCGATGACAAGACTGTCAATTAGGCCCTGTTCCCCAGAATAACCAGTTGTTGCAGTAAAGAAAGGATTCGTACTTGGCATCAGCCTACCTCATCAAGCGGCGGATCCGCCCAGTCCATTGAGAATCTTTGTTTCATTTCTTTAACATCCTCCCTACCCATCTGAAGAATTTGATCTCCATTCATTGTAATACCACCAGGCAATTGAACCTGTTGGAACTTAGTGAGGTTTCTACCCCATTGACACTTCACAAGTGCCACTGCGTATTCTTTGAGCCACATATCATTCCAGAGATCCGGATATACATCTGGACTCGGTTTCATCATACAATCAATAGCAAGAATCTTACCTGTGGCACCATAAGCTCCAGTATCTCCAGCTTTGAAACTATTAGAATCAATAAACAATCTATGTGTTCTCTGATTAAAGTTATACTGAATGGGAGGGAAAAACAAGAACTCCAAGGTTGACATATATTCTCTCATTGCCACATAACTTGTCATATCATAACCCTGATTTCCACAGGCAAAATCATTACCCAACATTCCACCAAGCATCATAGGAAAAACTGATCCACCAGGAAACACACCAAGTAAGTCAGCGCTTGTGCTTCTCATCACAGAATTAACACCGACCACATCATCAGGAAGAACTAGATAGTTGTTCTGAATAGTAATAGGTGATGTACCATAAACAGGAGATTCTGTTTTAACTTTGGTTACTTCAAAAAGTGCTGGTTCTTTGCCACCGTTAATACTAACGATGTCACCAACCTCATAATCATATCCAGCATTATAGATAGAAACTGTCGTGATACCATTCTTTGTGGTTCTCTGTTCGCCAATAGTAACTGTAAGTTTCTGACCTTTACCTGAACCTGTTGTCTGGTAAATGATATTATCACCAGAATCGGTTTGAATATCTACTTCTGTTTCATTAGTGATATCAATATCTGTTTGTCCTGTTGTCAGAATATTACTGAGAGGTATTCTATTTGGAGAATACTCAGAACCAGGAGATATAAGAGTTAACTCGTCCACCATTCCTGCAGCAGACATTGTTGGTCTACCTGGAATGGGAACATCAGGAGCATTCTTACCTTGCTGAGAAACATTTTCTAAAGCAAAAGAACTAAACGCAGCAACAAACTCAGTAGTGATATGAGTGGTCAGATATACGTTCTCAGTTCCATAGAAATGTGACCTCTCATTAAAGTACTGAAAAGCATCATCAATTGCAATGTCAATCTGTTCATCAGCTACATTAATTTCAATGACAGGAGCACCGAGTTTCGTTAACACATATTGGCGGAACTCATCCCTGTTCTGTGGTGATGAAATGCTCATCTATCTACCCTTTATTGTTATTTAGAATGGGACAGGAATACCGTTACCTGCCGGTGAGGAAGGTGTAACTGGTGCCGGTACATCAAAACTCTCAACAATGCTGTCCTGAACAACATCAGTAACACCAGCCATCAGTTGCGCTTTCACACCATCAATAATGGCATCCTTGTTACAATAAACATAACCAGCAGCACCAAGGATGGTAACTACACCCACGAAAGAAACCGTGGTGAGAACATTAAATACTTTTTGCATAATCTTATTTGCTAGGGGGAGGATTG